TTCCTATAATTGTATATTCCTATAATTGTATATTCCTATAATTGTATATTCCTATAATTGTATATTCCTATAATTGTATATTCCTATAATTGTATATTCCTATAAAGCATTCTATTATACAACCCATTAAATTCTTCTATTATTTTTTTTATATACTCTATTATTCTCTCATTAATACCCGTCATAATATTATTTATAAATATCATATCATACAATACTAGTTTTTTAAAACAGCCTTGAATATTATTCATGTAATTATTATACAATTCTTTTCGTGATACTTTTATTCCGTGTTCTTCTTCTAAAAAGGTTTCTAAAAATCCATTTCCATTTGCATGAATAAAACTACTTTTACGTGTATGATCCATTGTCACCTGCTGTAATGGTTTGCTTTTTACATAAAACATTATTTGCTCTTTATCAATATATATATCATCATTGAACTGATTCGTATATTTTGTTAATTCTATTTGATCTGTTTTAAACTCTATCGTATTCTCCAATATATAATTGATTATATGCTTTATGTTTTTTGAACGTCCTATGAATTGTCCGCTATTTAACCGCGTATCATCATCGCCTATCGTGCCAAAAATATTCTTTGATAAATACTCATGAAAGACATTATCGACCTTATCATACCCTACAATTATCCTTACTTGCGGATGCGCCGTTTCAAATGCCTTGTATGTTTCTTCTAATTCATTTATGCGTTTCGTCGGCAACACATCATAAGCATCTATAAAACAAATAATATCGTCATCCTTTATTTTATTATCATTATCACTATTATTCAAATACGCCAATAATAATTTGTATTTGGTTATAAAGCCTTCCCATTTTGTATTCATACCCAAGATAACTAATTCTGGTATCATTTTTTGAAGGTAAGGCAGGTATAATTTCATTTCTGTTGCTATACAAATATACTTAATCATTTTGTATTTTTGTATATTTGTATATAGTTTATAACTTATTGTATGGTTTATAACTTATTGTATGGTTTATAACTTATTGTATGGTTTATAACTTATTTTCTTTTATAAAATTATTTATATAAACACCATTACGAATATGAACATTATCATCACTTAAATCTTTTCTTAAAAACCCATCCGCATCGCTATAATTATCATAAATATCAAAGAATATATATTCTTTTTCAATGCATTTTTCTTTTATTTTTGAGTTAAAATATAAAACGTATTGTTTTCGTTCCTCGTCAGTCCCCACATATGGATATTCAGGGTTTTCCCAAGTATTAGATTTTTTAATAGGTGGAACAACATTATAAACACATACATTTTTTAATTTTATTTTTGAAATAGATACATTTAATTCAATTGCTTCAAAATAATTATCAATCATATTATTTATAACATCCTGGTATGTTATTGTCTCCGTTATATGTTTATGAATATGACATCTACAATCTATTTCACCCAAACAAAAAATTATAGTGTCTCCATCTTTAATATTAAAATTGCGAATATCACATCTATTTAATTTTTCCTTACCAAAACTATAACATAAAAGTGGTCCTAGGCAATGCGGTGTTATTCCACTCCAGCCATTACTTGAATGACTATCACCAATCGTATGAATTGATGATATACATGTTCTTTCATATAAATGTTGATATTCTGATATTTTTAGTTTGAATTTATCCTTCAATAATTCAGGTTCTACCATACATCCTTTCCCTCCATAAGGTAAATCGCAATCGTCTATTAATATACAGCAAGTATTATGTAATTTGTTTTTTATTGCCAGATATTCTTTCAAATGATGTATTTGCGAAGGTTGAGGATTACCATAATCAAAATCATAGCTATCTAAAAATACAAATTGGATATCTTTATGCTCGCATTCCTCCAAATATTTTACTGAGTCAGATACAACAAATTCTACATATTCGCTTAATCCTAATGCTTCTATATTTAATTTGCAATTTTCAATACACACTGGATCTATATCTATTGTATATACCTTTGAATTATTTTTACTACACCATATTGCAAATATAAGAGTGCTTCCGCCATCACCACACATACTCGGCAAATTAATATCAAAACGCCCCCTTGATGTCCCTGTCTCTATCAAGACTTTTGGTTTTGTGCGTTCCAAAAATTCTAATGCCGCTTTAAATGTTGATACTCGCTTATCAGAAGATTTTAATAATTCATCTATTATATCAAGCCCTTGTTCTTCGCAAATTATTTTAAATTCTAATAAAGTTTTTATGGTTGTTACCAAACTCATTATGTATTTATTATAAAATATATTATTTATATATATATTTGTATATAGTTTATTATTGTTTTTAACATATTACAACTTAAATTTGAATGTAAAGATAATCCATTAGTATACTATATATCATAATGTCTGAGTCCAAAACTTTTGTCAAGCAGCACGTTTCCTACAAAGAATTCTTTATGCACGACCATATTTACACGTTAAGTCTTTCTTCGAACGGCCTTTTAAATGTGCCGAAAATTATTAACTATGATGTGAATAAACAAGAAATGACGATGGAAAAAATTAATCATATGAATATCTCTGATTTTTATGGCGAGCATGAAACCAATATCAGTGCGGAACTTTTTACCCAAATTCATTGCATTATTAGCTACCTATACGATAATCACATTGTTTACCCCGACATCACCGGCTACAACTTTATCGAATGCGGAGGCAAATTGTGGATTATTGATTTCGAACATAGTGATTTTCATACTCATAAAAAAGATACCTTTGTTGAGAAATTTATTATCAATTATGATTATAACAAATGGAACCCTCGGTTTAAATAAAAATAGCATTTAAAAATAAAATTGATTTACACCTTTTAACATTTCAAACGCCGTTTTATAATACATCCACGTTCTTATAAAATGTTCTCATTTTGTGTAGTGCTTCTTCAATTATTCTATCTGTTCCATTACACGCATTTTCAATTACTTTTATTGGAATGTGAAATTTTTTTGCTAATCCATGAACAGTATCTTTAACACAATATTCCGTATTCACTCCACATATTTTGATTTGTCTTACAAAAATATTATGATTTTTTAATCCTTCTTGTATTGGTTTGCTTTTATCGTTTTTATTGTGCCATATATATTCTTTATATGGATATTTGTGTATCTCATTTATGATGTTTATATGTGTTTCTCCACAACCTTTGAATTGTGCGATTACAATAAATGCCTTATTTGCGATTGCTTCTCTAACTAAATTTAATACATTTTCAATGATAAAATTTGAATTATAAAATCCAATGGGTTGCATATCAATAATACACAATACATAAGGATGTATTTGTTTATTGGATATCCTAATAGACCGTCTTATTTTATTAGTATTCATTATAGATAAATATTATTTTATTATTATTTATCTATTCAATTTTATTATTTATATAATCGGCATTTGAAGTGTTAAAAGGTGTAAAAAGTATATAAATATAGATATTATAAATCATCACGATTATGATGCCAAGTGTAATGCCAAGTGTGGTGCCAAGTGTAGAACTTAATAAAACATTCATTCATCAAATTTGTAGATGGAATTATATATTTAATAAGAATTTCAGAAAACGTAAAAAAACACGAATCTGGGTCTGGCGATCCGTTTTGGGTTTTGGACATTTATAAATGTCCATTTCGTGAAAGTGGCTACCTTCCTTTTTCTGAAAAAAAGTGAAAAAGTGACTTGTGACCATTATGCTCTCATTTCGGTTTTTTTATGAAACATGTTGTTATCATAAACTTTTTTTATGTATTTTTGAAAACTATTTAGGAACTTTTTTATGTTGACATAATATATAGAATATGGCTACAATTTCAACAAAAAAAGTTCCAAAAGGTTCTTCAAATTTTTATTGTGAAAGCTGTGACTATACTACATCACGATATAGTCAATACGCACGACATCTTGATACTACTAAACATATGAAATCAACATTTTTCAACAATTTGGAACAAAAAAGTTCCGCCATATTTGAATGTACTATTTGTGATAAAACCTACAAGGATAGAACTGGTCTATGGAAACATAAGAAACATTGTGCTGAAAAAGAAAAAGAAAAAGATAAAGAAGAATTATTTACAAAAGACGATAAGATTGAGATTCTCATAAAAGAAAATATAGATTTTAAAAACATTATCTTGGATTTAGTAAAAAATAATGGCGATTTTCAAAAGCAAACATTGGATATGCAAAAACAGATGATTGATGTCTGTAAAACAAGTGGTACTAATAATTCTTACAATAATAATAGCCATAACAAAACTTTCAATATGCAAGTGTTTCTGAACGAGAAATGCAAGGACGCCATGAATATCATGGATTTTGTCAATTCGATGACGCTACAGCTCTCGGATTTAGAAGATGTCGGCGAGCTCGGTTATGTAGAAGGGATTAGTAAAATCATTATAAGAAAACTGAATGAGATGGATGTTTATAAACGTCCGATTCATTGTAGCGACATTAAGAGAGAAGTGATGTATGTGCGCGATGATGATATATGGGAGAAGGAGAATAGCACTTATGACAAACTGCGGAAAGCTATTAAACATATTACGAAAAAGAATGGCGATTTGATGATTCCTTGGCGCGACCAAAATCCGCAATGCATGAATAACCGGCATCGCTTGAATGATGTATATTTGCGTATTATGAATCAGTCGATGGGCGGTAAAGGTGAGTTCGTCGACAGCGAGAACAAAATCATTAAAAAATTGTCTAAGGCTGTTTACATTGATAAAAGTGATTATTAGGTATTTAAATACTATTTTAAAAAATTGAAAATAATATTTAAAAATATGAGAAGATACATTACATCAAAAGATGGAGAAAATCAACGTTAAAACGATTCAAAACCTAGTTTACATTGGCCGTGTGGTTCAAAAACTTTTGGGGTCTAAGAACAAATGGAAGGTAGAGTATGTATGTGATAAAACCATTCAAAAAAAGGAGAACGGACGTGTGTATTTGATTGTCGTGAACGACGAAATCTACAAAATCGGTTCATCGGCCGCAAAAGGAGGTATCAAAGCTACCTTCAGCTTTTATGAAGGAGGACTAGGAGGGTCACCATCGATTCGAACTTTCGGCATTCATATGCTTCTCCAGCAGGAGTTGGATAAAGGCAGCGTGATTGATATTTATAGCTTCTTCAATGAGCCTATCAAAGTGACGATTCAAGGCTTAACGCAGACGATGGAGCAAATCACGTTTCCTGATGTTCGAGCGATGGAAGACATGTGCCGTGAGGATTATAAAAAAGTATATGGCAAGTTCCCAGCATGGAATTTCCAGGAAAACAAGGGTGAAGAATGGCCGGATTGGATCAAGGAAGCGTTTAAAGAGCAAGTGAATAACCGCGGCGATAAAAAGAGAATGGAGCAAGCACAAGCGCCGCCAGTAGATGAAGAGCAAGAGCAATAAACTATTGCGGCCAACTAATAATAAAAATTTCGTGCGATTCTTTGATATTATCTTTTTTATCACCTTCTTTTCTATTTTTACCAATACGCGTTTCCCCTTGCCCATACGTATACTGCCATTCCGGATATTCAAAATGAAAGTCTTTGTACCATTCTCTAATAGTAGAGCAATTGTTATAGGTAATCAAGAAGCCGCCCTTGTGCTTTTTCAGCAACTCGCACATTTGTTTATGGTTAAACTGATTATGATGAATGGCGAAATTACAATTAGGATACATGCCTTTGAACATTTTACTATCACCCTCGAGGTAATAAGGCGGATCAAGGAAAATGAAATCGTTTGGATGCTTGGCAATAACTTCTTCAAAATCGCTACATTGAACGCTGATATTTTTCATATTAAATGATTCCAGTTTTTTAATACGCCTGGCCATTTTTTCAGGTTTGATTTCATTTGAACTCGGCCAACCGAGAAACATCGGACCATACGAAAGCGTCATATTGTAATAATAATAAACGGCTTGTTGTAGCGCACTTTCATCTAATAAAGTCAAATCTGTTTCATTTAATTCCACCTTTTTCATGGTTTTGTAATGCAAATCAGCCGGTTTGATTTTATCCCAATAATTTAATAAAACATGCCTATTATAAGTGAATTCTTCGGCAGTAATCTTGAATTTTTTCAATTCTTTGATGAAATTGTCTTTATCGTGGATTAAAATATTCCAAAAATTCGTTAACATTCCGAAAATATCATAGCCGACGATTTCAATACCTAACTCTTGGGAAGCACATAATTCGAATGAACCGCCGCCGAAGAAAGGGGATACGATTTTTTTCTCTTTTAGTTTGGGGAGATGTTCGAGAATTAATCCAATGGCTTTTGATTTACCGCCGGCATACCTTAGGGGCGAAAGACAAACGCGTTTACATTTACTGCCATCTTTGGATTTAATGGAAGCGAGATAGGTGGATACATAAGGTTCATTTTTCTCATACAAATGAACATTCGCATCTGATGTCGCCATACTAGGTAGTATTATATTATTTTCTATTATTGAAGGGTCAGAATTCAATTTTATATTTTTTACATCCTTTGCAAGTTCATTCACATATTTCTCATACACATGATGAACCATCTCTCTTAATATAATTAATCTATTGACAATAATTTTAACTAATTTTTATTATTAGTTAAAATATAATTTATTTACATCGTAATTTATTTTAAGCAACGTTTTTTATAACGATTTACTTTTCTTACTCTTGCGTTTAGTTTTACGTCTGCTATTAGTTTTACGTTTACTTTTACGTCTGCTCTTACTTTTGCGTCTGCTATTAGTTTTGCGTCTGCTCTTACTTTTGCGTCTGCTATTAGTTTTGCGTTTGGAACCACCGGTGGGGTTGTCGGCAGCAGCA